CTACGTAACTCACCAGATTATACATTATTATATGGTGTAAATGTAAAAGATTGTATGGTCAGAATACACTATGAGGATAACAGACGTAAAGGTAGATCTTGGGATATACCACTTAAAAATAATATGTTTATTATGTTTCCATCAACCAATATGTATTACTTAACTAATAATCAAAAAGATAGTTTGAATTTTGTGCAAACAATAACCTATGAATATATCTAATTACTATTGGTATTTTAGTGGTGTGTTAACACCTAGATTTTGTGATGATGTTATAGCTTATGCTAATAAACAAAAAGAAGTTATGGCTAGAACAGGTGGATTTGGTGATAGAGAATTAAAAGAGGATGAAGTTAAAAACATGCAGCGTAAAAGAAAGTCTGATCTGGTATGGCTTAATGATACATGGATATATAAAGAGCTGCACCCATATGTGCATGAGGCAAATAGAAATGCTGGTTGGAACTTTGAATGGGACAGATCAGAAAATTGTCAATTTACAAAATACAAACTTAATCAATATTATGATTGGCACTGCGATAGTTGGGATAAACCTTATGAAAAAGAAGGACCTGAAAAAGGTAAAATTCGAAAACTATCTATGACCTGTCAGTTAACGGATGGTTCAGAATATAAAGGTGGTGAGTTAGAATTTGATTTTAGAAACTATGATCCACATATGAGAGATGAATCAAAACATAGAATACAATGTAAAGAGATATTACCTAAAGGATCTATCATTGTGTTTCCTAGTTTTGTGTGGCATAGAGTTAAACCAGTAACATCAGGCACAAGATATAGTCTTGTGGTATGGCATTTAGGGAGGCCTTTTAGATAATGTTTATAAATAGTTATTTTCCAACTGTAATATGGAATGAAGAAAAACCAGAGTTTGTTAAATCGTTAAATAAAGCAAGTAATAAATATATTGCTGATGCTCGTAAGAGAGAAAAAGAATATATTAAAAAACACGGTGACTTTGGAAGATCATATCATTCAACACCACTTACAGCTGACAATGATTTTCTAGATTTTAGAAATTATATTGGTCAAAAGTCTTGGGAGTATTTAGATCATCAGGGTTATGATATGTCTAAATATACAACCATGTTTAGTGAGATGTGGGTACAAGAGTTTGCCAAAAAAGGTGGTGGACATCATTCAGCACACATACATTGGAACCAACATGTATCAGGTTTCTATTTTTTAAAATGTAGTGATAAAACTTCTTATCCAATATTTCACGAACCAAAAACAGGTGCAAGATGTACAAAATTAAAGATGAAACCAGACTTAAAAGGTGTATGGGCAGGTCACGAACAATTTCATTTACGCCCAAAGCCAGGAACGTTGATTATATTTCCAGGATATCTAGAACATGAGTATGCGGTAGATTTTGGAATAGAACCTTTTAGATTTATACATTGGAATATACAGGCTGTGCCAAAAGAAATGGCTAAAGATGTTTAAGAAAAATAAATATACAGTAATTAAAAAAGCTATATCAGAAGACCTAGCAGTTTTTATTGCAAATTATTTTAGGATGCAGAAACAGGTTTATGATACCTGTCGCCAAGCCAGATACTTCTCACCATTTGAGAATATAATAGGTCACTACGAGGGAGCTAATGAACAGATTCCTGGCACTTATTCTCAATATGCTAACATGGCTATGGAAACTTTATTACTTAAGTGTCAACCAGGTATGGAAAAAGCAACAGGATTAAAATTATATCCTGCGTATACATATGCTAGAATATACAAAAAAGGTGATGAACTTAAAAGACACAAAGATAGATTTAGTTGTGAGATATCTACTACTATGAATCTTGGTGGTGATGACTGGCCTATATATCTAGAACCATCTGGAGAGGTTGGTAAGAAAGGTGTTAGGGTCGATCTAAAAACAGGAGATATGCTGGTTTATTCTGGCTGTGAGTTAGAACATTGGAGAGAGAAATTCAAAGGTAAAGAATGCGTACAGGTTTTTCTGCATTATAACAATCGTAAGACACCGGGAGCTAAAGATAATATGTTTGACAAACGTCCACATTTAGGTCTTCCTTCCTGGTTCAAACGATGATATAGTCCTTAGATGGAGGCAGGGCACCACCACATACCCCCTGTCTCCTTTTAAGGAATTTTATGAGTTTAGGATTTGACGCAATATCAGCATTACCATTTGCTACATCGGGACCAGAGGGTGATGTAGCTGTAGTTGTAACAGGCAATAGTCTATCTATCACGATTGGCAGTATAGGTATTATCGCAGATGCTGTTACAGAAAATCTAACAGCGAATCAGGTAACATTAGGAACAGGCATATTAACAATTACTGCTGACGCCAATCACACGGTCACAGGAAATGCCGTATCTTTAGGTTTAGGTGCATTTACTGTTAATATAGATACCAACGTAACCCCTTCTGGAAACTCGTTGACCTTGGCTACAGGTAATGTTACAATAAGTGGTGAAGCAAATATAAGTCCTACAGGTAGTGCTTTATCATTAGATACAGTAGAACCAGGGGTTATTACGTGGAACGATATAATACCAGGAGCAACAATGGTTTGGACACCAATTAAACCGTACTAATATGGCATCGACATTTTCATCAGATTTATCATTAGAACTCGTAGCAACAGGTGAGAAAGCCGGTTTATGGGGGACAATCACAAATACTAATTTACAATTATTACAGACAGCAGTATCAGGTTATGTAGAGGTAACTCTAAGTACTGGTAATGAAACCTTAGATCTATCAGACGGATCAGCGACTGCAAATGGTAAAAATCTTTATATTAAACTTATAGGCACTCTATCAGGTAATGCTAGTTTAACAATGCCTGCATCAACAACAGGTGGTAATGCTAACAGAGTATTTTTTGTAGAAGACGGAACTACCAGAGGTGGTGCTGGAGATAGTCATACTATAACTTTACTTACTGCAGGTCAGAGTGCATCCACACAGGTGCCTTTGCCAGAAGGTGCAACAGTTTTAGTCTACTCTAGAGGTAGTGTTCCAGCTACAACTTTAGCAATGATGGAAAAAGGATTTACAGAAGTCACTGCAGCTAGCAAAACAACATATACGGCAGTAGCCGGAGATCAGATAGGTGTAGACACAGTTGCAAATATTGTGACAATCACATTACCAGCCTCACCTGCACAGGGTGATGAGGTGACAATAATGGATGTATCTGCATCAAATGGTTTTGGAACTAATAAATGTGTGGTGGCAAGAAACGGATCTAATATTCAAGGTGGAACATCTGATCTAGACTTAACTGCTAACAATCAATGTGTTACATTAATTTTCACAACTGCTACAAAGGGCTGGCAAATAAAAACCAATAGCACATCATAGGAGTAA